CGTTCTATCACCACACGCTTGACATGATCCACTTCCGTGAAGAACTGACGCGCAAGTACCAGCGTGACTTCATGAACCACAACGACACCAAGATCGGCAAAGACTACTTCACCATGAAGCTGGAAGAAGCCGGTGTCGCCTGCTATGACTTTGGCCCCAAGGGTCGCACACCTCGGCAGACCAAGCGCCCGGTGATCCACCTCAAGGACGCCATCCTGCCGTGGATCAACTTCGAGCATCCTGAATTTAACCGGGTGATGAACTGGCTCAAGGCTCAGACCATCACCGAAACCAAGGGGGTCTTCACGGACCTCACAGCATCAATCAATGGATTCACTTTTGTCTTCGGCCTTGGAGGAATCCACGGCTCCATCGAGTCAGAGGTCATCGAGTCTGACGGTGAGCACGTCATCGTGGACTTGGATGTCACTTCATACTATCCAAACCTGGCAATCACGAATGGGTTTTACCCGGCCCATCTCGGAAAAGAGTTTGTCAGCATCTACAAGTTCCTGTTCGAGCAGCGCAAGCAGTACCCCAAGAAGTCCGCAGAAAGCGCGATGCTGAAGCTGGCGCTGAACGGCGTCTACGGTGACAGCAACAACCAGTTCTCTGTGTTCTACGACCCGCTGTTCACCATGTCCATCACGCTCAACGGCCAACTGCTGCTGTGCCTGCTGGCCGAGGGGTTGATGCACATCGAGGGGTTGCGCATCATTCAGGTCAACACCGATGGCCTGACAGTGCGTGTGCCTCGGGCCAACAAGTGGCTGGTCGATGTGGCCCGCGCTGCATGGCAGACCCGCACAGGGCTGAACCTTGAAGAAGCCATTTACAAGGCCATGATGGTGCGCGATGTCAACAACTACATCGGCGTGTTTGAGAACGGCAGCACCAAGCGCAAGGGTGCTTACGAGCACGACATGGAGTGGCACCAGAACCACGGTGGTCTAGTGATTGCCAAGGTGGTTGAGAAGGTGTTGGTCGAGGGTGCGCCGATCCGCGAGACTGTGGAGAACTGGCCCGAGATCATGGACTTCATGCTGCGTACCAAGGTGCCGCGCTCCAGCTATCTGGCAATCGAGCGCGATGGTGTGACCTCGCAGCTTCAGAACATCACGCGCTACTACATCGCCGAGGGTGGTGGGCACCTGTTCAAGTGGATGCCGCCCCTTAAGGCCAAGCCAGGTGTGTGGCGCAAGATCGGTGTGGAGTCTGGGTGGGGCGTTCAACCGTGCAATGACATTCGTGATGCTGGCAAGCTGCCAGTGGATTTTGATTACTACATCAGAGAAGTGGAGAAACTATGTCTAAGTTTGAAGTGACACTTGAAGAAGATGAGGCGTTTAACGCACTGGGCAAACAGGTTGCGGGAAGTCATTACAAGGACTTGCCGATCCAGCCAGTCGAGTTCATCCATGCCAACGCAATTGGCTACTTTGAGGGCAACGTGATCAAGTACGTGTCCCGGTGGCGCAAGAAGAACGGCATCGCTGATCTTGAGAAGGCCAAGCATTACATCGAGTTGCTGATCGAATTGGAGACACGCAATGCTGGAAAAGGAAATTGAAGCCAGAGTCTGCGAGTACGCCAAGTCAAAGGGTGTGCTTGCTTACAAGTTCACCAGCCCCGCACGGGCTGCTGTGCCTGATCGTATGTTCATCCGACAAGATGGAATTGTGTGGTTCTGTGAATTCAAAGCTGCGGGAAAGAAACCAACGCCAGCACAAGAACGAGAACACACCCGACTCCGGGAACACAAAGTAAATGTATTTGTAATTGACAACGTAATTGAGGGTAAGACGATGATTGATGTAATGGTGATGGGATGCTGACACCTGATCTGCTCCACGGCTACCAGCAAAAGGCTGTCAACTTCCAATGCACCCACCCACACTCGATGCTGTGGCTGGACATGGGACTGGGCAAGACCGTGATCACGCTGACCAGCCTGGCTCACCTGATCCGCACCCAGTTCCTTAAGGGTGTGATCATCGTGGCCCCGATCCGAGTCATCCGACTCGTGTGGCGTCAAGAGGCTGTGAAGTGGGAGCACACCAAGCACCTGCGGTTCAGCATGATCACGGGCACCAAGGACCAGCGCACACGCGCCCTGCTGCGCCCTGCTGATGTCTACATGATTAATTATGAGAACCTCGGTTGGCTCTCTGAGACATTGCAGACCTACTTTGTCAAGAAGGAACGCCCGATGCCGTTCAACGGAATCATCTGGGACGAGATCAGCAAGATGAAGAACAGCGCCACGAACCGGGTCAAAGCGTTTCGCAAGATTGCCGACAAGTTCGACTGGGCCACGGGCCTCACCGGCACCCCGGCCAGCAACGGGTACAAAGACCTGCACGGTCAGTTCCTCGTGGTGGACCGTGGTGAGCGCCTAGGCACCAGCAAGACCCAGTTCAAGACCCGGTTCTACCGCAAGGTCGGACCGTATAAGGAACTGCCCTACGAGGACACCGAGGACACGATCAAGAAGCTGATCGGTGACATTACGCTGGAGATGTCGGCCGAGGACTACAACCCCCTGCCGGACCTGATGGTCAACAACATCGAGATCGAGATGCCCGATGACCTGCGGACCAAATACGAGAAGATGGAAAAAGAGTTCTTCTTGGTGCTGGACAGCGGCAAAGAGGTCGAAGCGTTCAACCAGGCATCGCTGACCAACAAGTGTCTTCAGTTCTCCAACGGCGCTATGTACCCGGTGGCCGGGATGCCGCTGTGGGAGCCTGTGCATGACTTGAAGCTCGATGCCCTTGAGGACATCATCGACGAGGCCCAAGGCTCACCGATCTTGTGTGCGTATGCGTACAGATCAGATGCTGCCAGGATTATGGAGAAGTTCAAGCACCTCGACCCAATCAATTTGACCGAGTGCAAGAGCGAGGCATCACTGACTAACGCCATGCACCGCTGGAAGACGGGCGATTGTCAACTGATGATCGGCCACCCTGCCTCGATGGGTCACGGTATCGACGGCCTTCAAAAGAACGGCCACATCCTCGTGTGGTATGGCCTCAACTGGTCGCTGGACCTGTACGAGCAGTTCAACGCCCGTGTGCGCCGCCAAGGCCAAGGGGTGCCTGTGATCTGTCACCGCATCATGTGCAAGGACACCCTTGACCAAGCACAGGGCATCGCACTGGATGACAAGGCCACCACGCAGGCCGGACTTCGTAACGCTGTAAAACAATATCGCATATCTAAAAATGTGTGATACACTTGTGTCACATCAACCACCGGAGTAAATGTAATGAAGCTGAGTAAATACACCAAGCAGGCAATTGTCCGCGCAATCATTCATGATTTGCCACCCATTGACAAAGAAGCACGGGCCAGTGCTATCAAAGAAGCCATCATCAAAGCCATGAGTCCCGAGGTGCGCAAACTATTCAAAACTCATCCAGCCGCATTGCGCTTGGCAGATGTGGAATATGTCGATATACATCGTAGCTGGAGCGCCCCCGTTGTAGTGGGTGACGTAACACGCGATCAAATCAAGGCAATCGTTGCACCGTATGAGAAGCAAGAGCAGGAGCGCCGCGAAGCGGAAGCCAAGCTGACTCATGCGTTTGCGGGTATCAGCACACTCAAGCAGGCACTGACCACGTTCCCCGAGTTCAAGAAATACTATCCCACTGAAGCTGAACCCACCAAGAACTTGCCAGCGCTGGCGAATGTTATGGCCGATCTGTCCAAACTCGGTTGGCCTAAAAAATAAGGAGTAAATGTAATGATCAACGAACTGAAAAAATTGTGGACCACACCAAGTGCCGAAGTGCTGGCGCTCAAAGAGTTGGAGGAATCCAAGCGCAGGCTGCTGCAAGCCCAGACAGCCCGTGAATACGCCGAGTCTATGTGCAAGTACCGCGAGGCGCAGATCAAGCGCCTGACGGCCTATCTGCACAACGCCACGGAGACACCATGACCCCCGTGCGGCAAAAGAAAATACGCACCGTACTTCGTGCGCATCCGAGTGGCATGACACCCAATGAGATTGCAAAGGCCACGGGCATACACGTTGCCAACATCAGGACATCACTGCGGACAATGCCGGACACCTATGTTGATCGCTGGCGCATGGGTAAACGTGGGCAGTACGAGAAGGTGTGGATCGCTGTGCCCGTGCCTGACGACTGCCCTCACCCCAAGGATCGACTGAAGTGGGGCGTGAACTACAAGAAACCAAAAACTCAATGGGTCATCACGGAAGCATATGCCACGGCCTAAACCACCAGAGCCAATTAAGGCACGGGAGATCAGACTCTCGGACACTCAAATGGCAAAACTCAAAGCACTTGGCGGCTCAAAGTGGCTGCGCGATTACCTTGATCAAAAGGAGACACCATGCCCAACTGTTGTGATGACTACGGAAACTGCAATCAAAGCCGGGACTGTCCGGTCCGTGTGGCGACATATCGTCCGGTGATGAGGGCAGCAGACCCGCTGCCACCAAGCATCTGGCGCTACCAACTCAAGCGGCTGGGCTACTGGATGCTGATGGCAATCCTGGGTCTGACCATCTGGCCGCTGCTGGCCTACTTCATCCTGAGTTAAGCGAAGGGACGGGTGCCAGCCTTGTCGATGATCAGCGCCTGCTTGCGAGGTGCTGTGTCCACGCTGCTGGGTACGCTGATGTGAACCCATCGGTCGAACTCGCGGATCACTTGGTCGTAGCCGATCCCGCTGGCGATGATCTTGCGGCACACCTCGTCAGGGGTCATGCCTGGCACCTTGAAGTCGGCCGCGCACCCGATGCGGTGCTGGCTGGTGTCTTTGCTGCCCACGGCATCGTTGACCTTCTTGGTGCGCAGGCCGGACGAGATCATGATGGGTTTGCCGCCCATGACCACTTTGACCTGTTCGAGGAAGTCAGCCAGTCGCTTGAGGTTCTCAAGTTCTTGGTCGTTGGGGCTGTTGTCCCAGCCGTTGCGCTCGGCAGTTTCCGAGGCTGTGAGTTCTTCGAGTGTGAAGTGAGGTGTCAGGTTCATTTCATTTCCTTGAGTTTTCGGTTTTCTTCACCCTTGTCCTTGGAGCCTTGAGAGCTGCCACGGTGGAAGTTGAGCACAGTGCCGGACATGGTGATGAGGGAGCCCAGTGCCATGTAGACCAGCTCTTTGTTCTGCTCGGGCACGCCCTTGATGAACGCAAACCACGCCAAAAAGATGGTGGCCGCAACAATACCGATGTCGAGCGCGTAGGCCGTATTCTTGGCCAGCCACGAGGCGTTGGCGGACTCCTGCACCTTGGCGTTCATGTCGCGGGCACTATCCGTGTTGGCGTTCATCAACTCCACCAGCTTGGTGTCGTTTGCCATCTTTGCCAACTCACCGTCCTGCGCCATCTTTGCCAACTCCATTTGAGCTTTGGCTTTGGCCTCTGGATCGGGAATCAGCTTGTCGATGAGTTTGCCGCCCATGTTTAGAAGTGCATCAAATGGTCCAAGCATCAATTTCCCCTTTTTGTTAACATGGCGCTGGCAATCTCCAGCATAAATTTCACTTGCTCAAGGCTTTGCGGTGGCTCTGTCCATCCGACTGTGATCTGGCCCACGAACCTGTGGCTGTCCGGTGGGATGCTGACCCGGCAGGTAAACGTCACACCCTTCTCGATATACCACAGGCCCACCTCAGACTGTGCGTAGCGGTACTCGCTGCACGGGATCTGGTTGGTCATCAGAGCAATCACATCATTGTTGTTGCCGGAGTTCTGACTGAACAGGCCAACGTCAATGTCTTCGATGCTCTTGTCTCGGCCGTCCTTGGTATACGCCTTGTACAGCGTTCGACTGTTGAACAGCGGGTTGACCTTGAACACGGCCACCACGGTTGCGCCAGTCTTTTTGAACAGCATGGCGCTGGCCTCGTCCACCCTGCTGGTGTTGATCTCGGGCAGCTTCTTGGACTCTTTGTAGGCGTCCCGCATGAACTCTTGGTTCTGCCACAGGAAGTAACCCGAGAACGCCACCACGCCCATGATGAGGATGGCAAACAGCTTGAACGGCGAGTCCACATACCCGAGCACCTTGTCTAGGGTGGAGTTGGCGTTCAGCTTCTCGTCGCTCATCGCAGGTGCAGCATGTACAAGACGATGCCGTAAATGATCAGGCCAGCCAGGATTGCCGTTGCAGTGCCGATGACGATGTACTCGACGAGTTTCGCTGCGCGTTCCTTGCGCCGCAGGATTTCACGGGCAGCCTCTTCTTTGGCTTCGCGGCGGCGGCGAGATGCGGCAGCTTGGAACTTGACCCAATCGTCCCACATGCCAGGGCGTCCAGCGTAGACCATACGCTCACGCAACTCTTCTTCCTGCTGCTTGAGTTGCTCCAGCGCCATGAACTCTTCCATGTCGGAGCCGCCACCCTTCTTGGTGGCCTTTTCTTGGATGACCGCCTTGTTGTCGAAGTAGTCGAAGACCCGAGAGCCGAGGGCAGAAAGTTCCTTGCCGTTAGCCAGAGCACCCTTGATTACTGCGAAGGCTGCATTCGCTGCGGCAAGTTCAGCCAGCATTTATCTACTCCAATGCGATGTGATCCAGCTAAGGCCACCCCCGACCATTGATGCGATGGTCATGCCCATCCAAAACCCACCCTTGCCTTGGTTAGCAAGCGCGACAAGGCGCTCGACAGAGTTTTCCATCTTGTCGATTTTGGCGCTCATCTCGTCGAACCTGCGTTCGTAGTCTTGGACCTTCTGCCAGAGAACGCCGTACTTTACGGGGTCGATCTCCGGGGTGCTCATACCAGAGAGTCGGCGATCAGTTTGAGTTCTGGCACACCGGGCGCAGCGTCAATGTCCGACTGGATGGCGGCATACTTGTCGCGCACAGCCTGACGAGCAGCTTCAGCTTCAGCAGCTTTGGCGGGAATCGTGGCCTGAACGTCCAGAGGTGCGAACTCAGCGGTGCGCTTGGCACGGCGAATGTCGTGGACAATGGTACGGGCTTTGTCGAGGTTGACGTTGATCATGCGAACTCCCAGGCTGCGCGGAATGTACGGTCTTCAGGGATGTCAGAGACATCCACAATCTTGAAGGGCTTGCCGTTGGGCACATCTTTGGCAGCAATAGCTTCGATGCTCAGGCCACACTCGGCAGCAGGGATGATAACGGCAACGCCGCCATCGTCAGTGGGATAAATGATTCGTTTGTTCATTTTAGTTCCTTTGGGTTAGCGGAATACTTGGAAAGAGATGTCTGCCGAATCAACCAAATTAGAAGCGGTTCCAATTAGAAAACGCGCTTGGGAAGTCGTTTTCAGTATCGGCGTATATGTAGCAGAACCAGTGGGGTAATAGCCAAGTATTCCACCAACGGCGTTAGTGCTTGCTATTGAAACACCAAACCCACTTACTGAATAATTTGCATCACTCATTGCGGTTGTGAAATTGACCGTGTAATCACCTGTACCGTTGTCCGTGATGCTGGTGACGTTCCCTGAAGCCTTTATAGCCACAGTGCCAGTGCCGTTGAAGTTGACCCATGCGCGGCAGGCATAAAGAGTGGCAGTACCCGACACCGTGGCGAACTGAGCCGAGTTGATGTTGGGCGTGGTGAACGTGGGGCTGGCAACAGTTGTCGCCAGCGTCGATGCGCCTGTGATGGTTCCTGATCCGTTGATTGTGATTGTCATGATTTACCTTTCAACGGAAGACGGACGCAAACACTTCATTGGCATCTGCTAATACTGAGTCATTCCAAGTAATAACTGAGATTGCCGAGGTGGACGTAATCGTAGACCTGAAGGTGGGCACTCCTGAGCCAACCCTGCCTGACAAAAACGCTGCATAGTTTGCATCACTCATCGCCGTGGTGAGGTTGACTGTGTACAAACCAGTCCCGTTGTCCGTGATACTCGACACGTTGAAACTGGCCCGAATCGCCACAGTACCCGTGCCGTTGAAGTTGACCCAGGCTCGGCAGAATGTGCCAATCTCAGTACCAGACGAGTTTTGAACCGCTGGAGGCAGTGTGTTTTGCGACTTGATTGTCGCTACGCTCAGTGTGCTCATGGTGGTTTACTCGTACAAGATGTTGATGGAGCCAGCGTCAAAGGTGTCAGTGCCGTTGACAGTGGTGATGCGTATGCGGTCTAGGGTGCTGGATGTAGTTTTTGAGCCACCGCCAAAAAATGCCAATGTTGTGTTGGTTCCTACTGCGTTCGACTCAATCCAAATATTACCGCTGATGTTTGTAATGACCATGTGCCCGGTGTGCGTGTTTGTGGCTGATCCACCAGTGTTGACTAAAAGCCCGGCAGTTGACGTAAGAGCACCCGCAGCGTTTCCGGCTTGTGAATAGGCAGACGTTGACGCATATCCAGATGTTTCAACAGATCCTGCGCCAAGCTGCACAATTATTGCGCTTGTCCCATTAGTACTAACCCCGTTAAACATCACGGTGATCCGCTTGACCCACGATGGGATCGAAGTGAAGTCAATCGAAGTGCCAGAGGTGGAAGCCACAGCAGTGCCGGAGACAATCGGTGCCAGCGTACCAGTGCTTGCCACAAGGGTCTGAGTGAAGTTGCTTGCCGTGGTGGGTGGATTCACCTCGACACTGCCGCCACTGGTTGAAACTAATTTAACGCCCATGACGGCTCCTTAAACGATGGTCCAGACACTCGGGTCTGTCACGGTGACGGTGACACCGTCATTGATGGAAATGGGTCCAAACGTACCGGCGTTCACAGTCGATGGGATTGTGTAGTCGTTCGCCACGACCTGCGCGTTCTCAAAGAACACCGAGTCAGTGCCACCACCTGTTGCACCGCCACCCAAGGCACCCCAAGCGCCGTTGTACCCCTCAAACTTGGCAGTGGTGCTATTGTAGCGAACCATGCCTTCTTCGGGGTCAGCGGGGCGCTCACCCGTGGTGCCCACGTTCAAGATTGCAGCACCCGTGGACTCAAGGGTCAGCAGGTCGACCACGTTCAGGTTGGTGAAGGTGCCCTCGTTGGGCACATCGCTACCGATGGGTGGGGGTGATGCAAACGAGTTGGTGGTCACTGGCACAGACACGTAGTCCACCGTGAACAAAGGCACATCGTCTGCGTCTGTCAGGGTGTACTTGTAGGTGATCGTATCAGCCAGCCACACGTTAGCCTGACCCGCCGAGTCCAGAATGATCGGGTTGGTGTTCAGGTTGGCTTGGGTGTTGTCGGTGTACGTGGCGATGGGGGTCGTAGTACCCGCAGCGTAGGTGTACAGCTTGCCACCAACCAATGGGAGGCCATCAGTCCCAAAGAACTGTAGTTTTGGTGCTGGAGAGAGTGAAGCCATGTCTTGGTCCTTGGTGGATTCTAGCCGATGTTACTTGGCAAGTGCGTTTTGATTTTCGCTGGATGGACTCAGCATATTCACCGTAGCAGCAGACACACCGGGTTTAAATTGCTGGGAATTGGACAGCAGGTTCAGAACACGGTTGCGTTCAGTTGCAGGCAGTGTCTCCAGCAAGTTGGAAGCACCTTGGGGTGATTTCATTGCCTTTGTCAACTGCTCCATTGTTTTGGTGCCAAGGCGCTGTTCGAGTTCGCTCAATGTCTTGTTACCGGCAGACGCCCAGAAGTTCAGGAACGATGGGAAACGGAAACGTGAGGTTTCCTGCTTAAGCAGTTGCGCCAATGCCGCACCACCCTCGCTGACCTGCTCCTTGACCGACAACTCGGTCAACCGCTTCTCAGCCTGCTTTTGCAAAACAGACATGGTGCTGTCGGCCAATTCGGTAGCGATGTTGTAATTGCCAGGGCCGAGAAACTTTTCGACAACATCATCCGACTCGTTCTGCACCAAACGCACAAAAGCATCCTTGTCTGTTTTCCACAGACGCAGAGCTTCGCCGGTCAGCTTTTTCTCATTCAAACGCTGCATACCTTTGGCATGGGTTTCCAAGTATTCGCGCCAGCCAGTGCCACCAGCACCTTCGATGGCGTCATCGATCAATGGCTTGATCTTCGACATCACACCGGCCGCAAGATTACGCTGGGATGTAGCATCGACGCCGGGGCGCAACTGTGCAATCGCGGCGTTGACGGAGTTCTTGCGAATGGCCTCAAGCGCCTTTGCGTCAATCACACCGCCATTGCCGGTCCACTTGGCAATGTCGTCTGCCACGTTCTTGACCGCGCCAGCCAGCACATCGTTGCCTGCAAACTCAGGCTTGTTTGCCAGCGTCGAGATGGACTGGACGAGTTGATCACCCTCAAGAGGTTTGATGCCAACGGATCGAAGTGAGTTTGCGGCACTTTGGGCAAATTGAGCACCTTGGCCCAAGTCAAGGGATGCGTTTGCAGCTTGGTTTGCCCAGTCGTCGGACATCTGAGCCAGCTTGCCGGGATAAGTGTAGGTCGCAACCCATGCGTCTGAGAAACCGGGTTGAGACTTGGCAGGGGCGAGTTTGGAACTTGCGGGAACGCCTGCTTTGATTGATTGCAGTCGTGCAGAGGCCGCAGCCACATCGCCCAACTCAATCAACCGGCGCACCTCTTGCACCTTGGCCGCAGCTTCTGCGCTCAATTTACCAGCCTGAGCCTCATACTCTGCAACAGCTTTACCTAGGTCGGCGCGATTGAGTGCGCTGTCCCGCATTGGTCCTGTCAGTGCGTTTAAGTTTTGCTTACCAGCCTCACCTGCTGCCCGAACATCTGTGGCAGTGGTGCCACCGGCCAATTTAGCCAGCGCATTGCGCGACTCGGTTTCTCCCAACAGTTGGGCCTTGCGAACAAACTGGGGGTCTTTTTCGAGTGCGTTCTTGATCAACGCTTGCCATGTCGGGTTCTGAATTTTGGCAGTCAGATCGGCAACGCTTGCATTTGGTGGTGCATTGCGCAGCGCGTTGAGCACAGTCGGCAGATCATCACCCAAGGCTTTCTGAGCAAGTGCCGCTGCCTTTTGTGTGGGCATTTGACGCAGGTCGGCAATCTTGCCACCCACGTACCCCACACCTTTAGCCAGAGCCTGACCACCCATCTCCATCGTGGAGCCTTCGACAATGTTGCGCACGGGTTCAACAACTTGGGCCGCACCTTTTCGAGGGGCTTTGCCGCCCAGATACACATCGCCAAGCTCAAGTGCTTCTTTGGCGATGCCGTAACCAAGACCTGCGCCGCCCACGGTGCCCACTGGCCCCAATGGGGTGCCTGCAAGGCCACCAAGAATTGCACCACCTGCTTCCACAAGTGGCGCAGCGTATGGGCGAACCGCCTTGTATGTTTTTTCAACCATCGAGGGTTGCGCAACAGGGGCGGGTGCAACGGCAGGTGCCGCAGGGGTCAGGCCAATCTTTACGTCAAAGTCTGCGCGGGGGATGTCAGCGTAGAATTTTTTGTGCAACGCATCTGCCAGCGCCGCATCAGGCATGTCGGCGTATTGTGGGTACTTGGCGCGGACTTCAGCGATTGTTGCCATTATCGAATCCCCAAAGGATCGGCAGCAGGTGTGCTACCAGCTTTGTACGAGTAAGTCGAGTCGTATGCCTCACGCATACGAGTCTTGGCACCTTGTACGCTCCCGATGGCGTCATCAATTGCCGCCTGAACATCCTTGGCGTCTTGACGGCGGTCGATTGCGGCAAACGATGCAGTAAGCTGCTTGCCTTCTTGGTTCGACACGTTGCCCAGCGCACCGCCAGTTTTGGAAGCATCGCGCAAGTCTTGCAAGGCTTGGAAGCCGCCTTTGGCAACCACCTTGTCATACAACGCTTGTGCCGCACGACCATCGGCCGTGAGCGCAGGCACCCGCCCGGCAATCAAACCTGTGATCTGAGACAGACCTGGGTGATCGCGCAGTTTCTCAAGATCTTTGACAAATGAGTCAGATTTTGTTTCAAACCCCTTGATGACGGATGTCGCCTGTGGGAAAGCAGCTTCGCGCTTTTGAACTTCTTTAGGCGGCAGTGCGTCCAAGCCTTGTGTCTTGCGCTGGGATTCTTCTTGCGCGAGTTGGACACGTTGACCTTCAAGGTTCACGCGCTGACCCTCAAGACCAAGTCGTTGTTGGTCACGTTTGGCTTGTTCTTTCTGAGCAGGCGTCATCTGGAACGCAGCATCAGTACCCTGCACCACGGTGGCTGGGCTACCGCCAAATGCCGGGGTCTGCACAATACCTGTTGGGCCAACACTTGTTGTCGGTTTGAGTTCGCTGGCGCTGGCACCCGATTGCGCCAGCACCCGCACTCGTTCGGCAGGGGGCAACGCCAGCAGTTGCTGAACAGTTAACTCAACTTCTTGGGGCGAGTAGATGCCTTGGATTACGGCATCCTGACCCCATGCGACTACGTTTTCGTTTGACGGGTTGGCCGACAGATTGCGCTTGAGGTCATCGCCAAATTTCTTTCGCGCTGTCTTCAATTCCATCTCGGTTTTTTGTTGCGTCAGTCGAGCAGTATCTTGTTCGCTCAACGCCTTGCCATATGCCAAACCGGTTTTGCCAAACTTGACCAGACCAGCGCGGGTTTCCGGTTTAGCAAGATCGGACTGGGACAGGTAGTTCCGCAAATTCTCTTCTTCTGAACGGGCGCGGCCGTACTCTTCCATCTGTTGACGGGCAAGCTCGTTCTGATTTTGAGCGTTCTGGATTGCGGCAATTTTGGCGTACTGCGCCATCGGGTCAGCGATTTGAATTGGCTGAACACCCAGTGCGATGTTTGGATTGATGGGCATATTTAGTCCTTAAAACTCAAGCGAACCCATGTATTCGCCGGATGCCGGATTGATTTGTCCGCCACCCTGAAAACCACCGCCATAGCCGGGAGTGCGAGGGCTTAACCGGTTCAACATGTTCTGGCTTTGGTTGTAGTTAAGATAGCCACTTAAACCTTGATTCATTGCATTGGCAGCACCCACATAACCGGATGCCCGAGCGTTGCCTGCACCTATGTATGCCTCACTCGCAGCGTTGCCGTAATTGCCAAGTGCGCCAGTCATTCCAGCGGTCATGGCTTGACCTGCGCCGCCCAGCGTTTGAGCCGCTGTCTGACCCACGCCAGCAAGGGACTGCAAAGGCTGAAGCTGCGCTGCGCGTTCAGTCTGATACCGGTTAAAAGCGTTGGTGTACTCTTGTGACCCCATCTCTTGACCGTATCGAGTTGCAGCTTTCAAAGCGCCGCCCGAGATCAGACCACCACGAGCAGCGGCTTGACGATCAAGTGCTTTTTGACCCTCGGCCAATCGGAATGCGTAGCCAGGGTCTTCCTTGTACTGGTCCATCCCAAATTTTTCATAATCCGACAGAGGGATCAGTTTGTTCAGTGCCTGTTCACCAGCCTTGCGCCAAGGCTCTTGCAATGCAACCTGTCGATCAAACTGTTCGCGCTGAAGCGCCATCTGCTGATTCGAGATTTGCCCCTGCATCGCCGTAGATTGAGCCGCAGCAGCAGATTGTGCGTCTGCTGCTTCGCTTGACGCAATGCCGCCAATTACTGCACTACCGATGATGGCTGCTGCTGTACCTATTGCCATGATGACACCTCTTTGATAAATGTGCGCTCCATTGGCTTGAACCCTGCGCGAATGTATAGATTTTCCATCTTTTTCGCCCTGCTGTCTTCTAGGGCAATCATGAAAAGTGCCGAGGCGTTGTGCTCTTTGGCCCAATCCTCGATTTGTTTGAACATTTTACCGCCTGCGCCACTGCCTCTTGACTTTGGCGTCAGCCACCACCAAAGCTCT